TTGTTCACAATAAATGGAATGGACTGGAATTTAAGGCTTGTAGGCAGTCACAGTCCTATGCTGATGCGTTCTGATGGTACGTATACGTTTGGAATGACCGATAGGAACACAAGAGACATCTACATATCAGACATGGTTCATGGAAATTTCTATGACCGTGTGCTGTGCCATGAGTTGTGCCATGCGTTCTGCCTATCCTACAATCTGACTATGGATATTCAGACGGAAGAGATTGTTGCCGACTTTTTGGCTACCTACGGAAGAGAAGTGTTTGCACTGGCTGATGAACTGATAAGAGGTATTGTTGGAATGGCAATGTGACCGACATTCACATTGAGATTTGCTTCGTATGTTTAACATACAATAGAATAATTGAGCGACAACGTGTCGCTTAACAAAATCAGAATACCAGTAAAATGTGTTTTAGGGGAAAAATAATCCCTTAAATATTTCTTTCGACGAATTTCGTCGAATAAAAGAATGGCATAGAAAAGACCCCTTTTTATGGGGTCTCTTCTGTTGCACAGTCCTCTAAATCTTTCTTAAGAATTTTAGATGCAAGGTCTGAAAGTTGTGGGAAGTATGTGATTACTTCGGAATTTCTGCATTTCCAGTTCCCGGTCGTTGCGCTGTAAATTCTCTTTGCTTCATCAAAATTATACGTTCTTCCCAAAACTTCAAGTAGGTGGTGCATATATTCCTTTGATGTAATGTCGTAGCAACGGCAGATGTAATTGATTTTGCCACGGTTGATGCAGAACCAGTCTGTTTCAAACTCTAATGTCGGCTTTTCCTCGATTGCTGTGGTTGGTTGCTGATTCTTTACCGCAAAATAAGCATCCACAAGAGCATCTTGCACTTTCCATGACAAATCATCATTAAACGGCTTCACTACTTTAAGATATCCACGCTCTGTAAGCAATGTAATACCGGCAGGAGGAATTTTGCAAAAGTGACTATCTGTCCCCTTTGAATTTCCACTGTACGTTAAACGTACCGTAGAATCTTTCGTTAGAACAAAATAATCTTTTCCAACCTCAAAGTGCTTTTTATTTCTCCTAAATGCATTTTTCGCAGTACCACTTGGTCTACGATGTACTTCATCAATATCCCTAAATGTTACAACTCTTTGACCATCATATTCTCTGACAGCCAGTTCTGTTCCCTCAACGTTTACCAGTTCCGTCATATTCTACCTCCTAAATCTGTGGAACGTAAGAACCATTCATAATACCGATTGCCAGCTTCATTCCCTCTACGGCATAGTAGTTAATAGTACTCACTTCACATTCTGAAAAAGAATCCATGAGTTCTTCAAAGACTTTTTCACTCACGATTCCCTGCTGTTTATCAAAGAACGGCTTAAAATATTCTGATGATTTATCTCCTTTTTCCGATGTGTTGATAATCTGACTTTCGAATACGATTTCTAAAAATTTGTCCATGATTTTCTTCTCCTTTTTAATTGATTTTCCCAAGAGAAGATGATAAAATGATTTTACCATCTCTTTGAGAGTGGTGGCATTAGAGCGTTGTGCTAATTGGATGTTGGGGCAACGTTCTATTTTTTTTGACCTTTCAAAAACTTAATTCCCTCTCGGATAATCTCTAATATTGAATAACCGGAAGTAGAAGAGAAATTCATTATTTCTTCCTTTTCTTCTTTTGTTACCCGAACATAAAGTCTATCATTCATAGGGTTGTCTGTTTTAGGTCTGCCTGTGCGTGGTGACATTGCGATCACCTCACTTTCTGTACGCACATTTATAATATAATAGTACGCACAAAAAGTCAAGCACTTTTTCAAAAAATAAAAATGCACTAGATTGAATCTAGGGAGTCTATCATCCGACCAGTTTATTCACCGACTTATTTTCCAAAAATTCCTTAATTTCTCCGTATCCCCAACCGTATCCAACCAGTGAACTTACAAGCATTTCTGCATTCTGAACTAACAGTAGTTCTTCCTCAGTCAGATAATCCCGGATGTTTTCTTTGTTGCCAATATTAAGGTCAAGCCGTAATTGCTTTGCGGTTTTTCCGAATACTGATTTATAAATCAAATCGGTGTAGGTAGAGTATGCATGACCGTGCATCCGTTCATTTTCGGAAGTCCTCTGCAAACTATCCGTAAGTACCCTGCGGACACCAATTCCTTTTTCACGTTCCCGTATTTTGCCGATAAGAGCCTTTTCCATAGCGTTAAACTGCCGTATGTAGGCTTCCTTGAACTGCATTGCTTTTTCACCAGTGTATCCCATAGCAAGAAGAGTAAATCCGTCTCTTGTCATAACAAACATAGGTTTTTTCCTGTTAATACTATCTGTATAAGAGATAGGCACGAAATTGTGCTCTCTAAATTCTTCACTACAATCAAGTTCTCTTATGTCCTGCATAACACGTTTATGCTCTTTTCCAAACGTTTCCGCAACATCAAGGCTTGTTACAACGGTTACTTCTTCTTTGTTTAATGTTTTGATTTCAACTAACATTTTCTACCTCCAACAAATACATTGTCATGGGGCAGAAGAGCATAAAAATAAGCCCACTACCCCTGTTACTGTTGGAGTAGCGAACTTCCAATCTTTTTTTGGTCTGTCTTTATTCCGGGTCTTGGTTACAATCTAGGCTGTCTAATCAGCTTTCACTCTCCGGACGTGTTGCAAGACTTCCTAACTGACACATATTATATCATGCAGAACATGGGTTCGCAACATAAAAAATAAGAGCACCCTTTCGGATGCCCTTAAAATTCTATATTCTATTGTAATTTGAGTACTTCTTTGTTTCCAGTCCAAATGCTTGTTTCATATTCCAGTTCAATGCTCTGCGCATCTTGCGGAACTACAAATGCAATCTTGTAAGATGTTTTTCTTCCGCTTGAAAGATTCGCATTCAACGAAGAACTATCAACAACACTGTAATTCTGCTCACAATCTGTATCGTCTGCGTAGCACTGGAAATCGTAGATGCTTACATACTTATCATCTTTACTGTTGTTCTGATAGGAAACATCAATCATAATGTATTTTGTTCCATCAGCAGGAGCGTTCCAACCGTATTCATCCTCATAATCAGTGTAGTCAAGGTCAAAATCATTAATAGTGACTTGCAAGCCGTCCGCATCGAATGTGTAACCGGGAGAAATAACAGTACCACTGGGTGCTTCTACCTCTTCAACCTTTGATTCCGGTGTACTTTCTGATACTGCGGTAGAACTTTCTTGTATTGCAGAAACAGATGCCTGTGTGCCGGTAGATTCCTTGTTACTATCGGATACACTATTTACAAACAATGCCATAATGGCAAAAATTACAATTCCGATAACAGAACACACAAGACCTGCGATAGCTGTTCCGTGCTTTCTGTCTTTTTGACACAGAGCAATAATAGCGAGTATCAAGCCTATAATACCTGGCACAATGCCAAAAGCTATACAAGCTGTGAGGATGCTTATAATACCAAGCACCATTGAAGTGATTCCTAAAGGACTTTGTTTCATAGAGTAATTACCCCTTTCATTTTGAATTTTATAAAATTTTAACACATTTGTGGTATTCTGTCGATAAATAGATGTGAAGTATTGAAAAAATTTTAATGTGTTTCTTTTGATACCCCCGTGGGTCTGCATTTTCAACCGAAAATCTCGTTTTCAGAGGTTTTTGAAAGAAAAATTTTTCTACAATTTTCGTGCTAAAAATTTTCAATCCCCCCGGGGTAGCACTTTTCAAGCTGGAAAATCCGTTTTCAGAGGTTTTTCTCTGATTTTTTCAGACCGTTTCAAAGTGTGGAACATCTGCACACTTCTGCGGTGCGAGTCTTGAACCGGTCAACGTGTCGCAGCTTTCGCAAGGTCTCCGACTGCCGAAAGCATAGAATCATACGCAGACCGCAGCAGCTCCGCAGATTCCGGAGACATACCACCGGCGGCGCTCTCCACCCGAATGACGGTTTCCAGCCGTTCCCCGGCATCCGCTACGCTCTCCATAATGTCGTATACATGACCTATTCCCACTTTTCGCATTTTGTATAATCCCCTTGTAATATTTGATTGTACACCAAGACAGCGCAAGCCGTCAATATATTAGGGTGCAGGATCTGACCGGACCCGGTGGAAGAGTAGCACAAATAGACCGCCAAGCAGGCAGCAGATCCAACGGAACACGACAAAAAGACGGTTGTAAGCCGTCTTTTATCTGTTTTCAAGTTCAAAAATCGCCCACCGCAGGGCGGCGGCTGCCTCCGTGTCGTTCTCTCGGTCCGCACGCTCTAACAGCTTGTAAAGTCTTTCGATGTTCTTTTCTTTCATCCTGGCAACCTCCTTTTTCAATTTTTGGGTGTGATCCACCCATAAAGCCATTGCCGGGCATCGCTCCCGGCGGGCATCCTCTGCGGCGGCTATTTCAAACAGTTTTCAATATCTTTTGCAAGGTGTGGAAATGCTTTTTCTATGTCTTGCACGCTGTCGGCGTAATAATCACCAACAATTTTTCCAAAAATGCGAAGATTGCCGGAATAAAATCCGCCTAAATCATTAAAATATATGTCTAATCCTGTCACCTGTTC